AGTTTTTTTATGGCGGTGATCCGCCTGTGTGCAACCACACGGTTGTGCTCGTGATCCTCTTCGTTGGTCCACTCATCCTTGGTAACGGTGAACCCGAAAGACATCCGATCCGTGTAACCGCCCTTGATCTCCTGGTACAGCTGGCGTCCGATATCGGTGCCTTCCAGATGTGCGCGGATGTGTAGACCATGACTGTCCACGTTCAGCTCGAGCGTTTTGTTTCTGAGCCGGGCAAAAATGCGGCCCTCGTGATCGTACTGCATGATCACGTCGCTCATGTCGGCCTTATCAAAAGCCTCCGGCGCGATCTCCTCATCCACTGCATAATCGTCCATATCATAGAGCATATAACGGTGATTAAAAGTCGTCGCATAGCCTTCAACGATCATGCTGCCGTCGTCGCCGTCCCGGGTTTCCAGCTCGGACACCTGGATGCTCCGGTACTCTCGCTCATTGCTCACCGGCATCGTTAATCCCTCCTTCGTCTTCCTGCGGATCCGCGCTGCTCTCGGCTGAATCGTCAGGATGCGTAATGTCATAATATTCACCGCGTGCCGGGATCTGGCTGCCGAAAGGTTCCGGCAGAGGAGCCAGATTGAAAATCTCCCTGAGTTCGTTGCGGGTCATCAGGCCGCGGTCCGCCATCTGGCTCACCGTGTTGAGCTTGTCGGCGTTGCTCATGTACTGAAGGCGATTTGCGGTGAAAAATATCTGATTGCCGGCCTGCCGCTCCCTCACTGAGTAGAGCATCTGGGTGATCACTTCGCTCGCGTTAATCGCAAGCCATTCCGTAGCGCCCTCATAAAATGCCAGCCAGGCATCGCCGAAACTCTTATTCTGGATGATCTCCTCGTTTACAGCAAAATAATCAAAAACGTTGTTTTTGATTGCCTCCTGTTCTTTCTCGTTGATGTTGTACTGGCTGCTAGTGATCTGGTGTATGTCCTGGTAGGTATTCGGGAAAAGCAGGACCCCGCCGGTATCACCGCGAAAATTCGCAGCGTCAAAACGTTTCCGTTCATTTGCCAGGTCGCTGTCTTTCGAGAAATTCCCGGAGCGGGCATAGAATTTATAATTCGAGTGGTTTTTGATGCCCTCGGTGATTCCCTGGCGCTGGATCGCGATAAGATCCAGCGTCGGCCGCATCGCGTCATTTGAGGCACCGAAAATCTCGTTTTCGTACTGATAGCGGGTGAGGATTCCCACGCGGTACAGTTCGATGGCCACCGTTTTGTTTTTTGCAAGCCGGAAGCGGAGATATGGCTCTCCCTTGTACTCAACCAGCTCCCAGCTGTGCGGCACCACTCCAATGATCCCGTTTGTCTCTCCGTACTCGCCGAGCACCGGCACAACAAAAGCTGTGTTCCTGGCGTAGAGCGTCACGGCCAGTCTGTACAAAAACTTTGGCCATGTCTGCCAGGCGTTTGGCTGCAGCATCAATCGGTTGCGGAGCGATGGGGATGCTGCGCCGTTGATCACCGGCGTCAGCTTCGCCGCGTGCCGGCCGTGTGCATCCAGCGCCGCCCGGATCAGCTCGCTCTCATAAATCGAGCCCTTGAATGTGTGCCAGGCGGGCGTGTATCCCTCCAGAAAGTCAAAAGTCTGGCGCGCCTGCTGGGCTCCGCTGTCCTTCGGGCGGCCGAAAATCTTATCAAAAAAACCCATCTCATTAGCCCTCATTTCTCAGCTGGTCGCCAAGCTCAGCCCAGTGATTCTGCCGCATGCATAGCGCGTCGAGGATTGCGGCGACTCCGTCAACGTGCGCGTTTTTGCTCATCTTTACAAGCTTTTTCCGTGCGTGGGCGCTTGTGCCGGTCTCCATCTGCTGAGCCGCATCGACAAAATGCAGCTTGAGCAGGTCATTGTCATCCGCGCACCGGATCTGCCCGTTTTTCAGCATGCCCTCCAGGTTGTCTTCGACGCCGGTCAGATTGTAGCCCTGGAAAACGCTCTCCATGTGAAAACCATACTGCTCCATATCCTGCACAAGATACTGCGCCGTGTACCGGTCGTATCCGATCTGCAGGGGATAGATCTGGTATTTTTCGATCAGGTCCGTGAACCACCGGTAGCAGTCGCGGTAGTCTACAAAGTTGTCACCTGAAAGCTGCAGGAGGCCGCGCTCAATCATGGCGCTGTACGCGATCCCGTCCCTGGCGGTAGCCTCTTCCAGTTTTTCGCCCGGCAGGAAAAACTGGCAGAATATCCAGATGATGCCCTCGCGCTCGATCAGCGCACAGCAAGCCGTAAGGTCGGTGGTCTGTGAGAGGTCGATGCCTCCAAGCGCGTAACTATCGCGGAAATCCTCGAGCGTGTAATTCCATCCAAAAGCTTTTTTAATTGTCGCAGAATCAAACCAGGCACTGCTGCTGTTCTGCTTGATGTTGCAGTATTTACAAAGGAATTCTGCCTTTTTGCTCAGGCTTCCCTCGGCGACGGCGATTTCCTCGAGCATATAATCAACAGAAACAGATACACCAAGATTCGGGAGGCTCTTGGCCAGCTCGTTGACATCGTTCCATTTTTCTGGGTCATCGATCTCGTACAAAAACGGAGCATACCGGCTCTCTTTGCTGGTGCCGGCGAGGATCGCCGTGGCACGCTTGTGGAGCTCGTCAAAAATGCCGTCATTGATGTATCCGGCCGTGCTGATCGACAACAGCATCGGCTGCACTCTGGCACCGAGTGCCGATTTCAAAACCTCGTACTGTTTCTTTCCTGGATCCCCGGCCCAGGCGGCAATCTCATCACAGACAGCAAGGTGAGGGTTCAGGCCATCCGATTTTTTCGCGGAGAACGCAATCGGCTGTGCCGAACTGTTGGAAGCAGAAAAATACACGTCGGTGCGGCGCTTTTTGCACTGTACAGAGATCTCAGGTTCTGCCTGAACCATTTGAAAAAACGCATTGTAGCAGAGCATCGCCTGGTCCAACTTCGGGGCGCAGAAAAAGACCCGGGCCCCGTACTCATCATCAAAGACCATCATATACTCGCTGATAGCAGCGGCCAGCAGGGTCTTGCCATTCTTCCGGCCGATCTCAAGGAAAACCTCCCGGAACTGCCGGTGCCCAGCGGCATCCACGACGCCAAAAATGACAGACAGAAAAGCCCGCTGCCAGAGCTCCAGAACGATGAGCCCCGGGGCCATGGCACCCTCGTGATGGTGGCAGAAATTCTCAATGAATCGGATCGCCTTGGCGGCTTTTTTCGGGCTGTAAAACCAGCGCTTCTCCTCAAGCCCTCGGACAACGATCTCATACCACTGGATCACGCGCCGAGGGGCGATGATGCTGCCGTCCCGGATCGCCTGGTAATATTCATAAATCGGGTTCATTCATCCAGGCCTTTCAGCAGGCCCCCTAGCTTACTGCCTTTCTGTCCTGGCGCATCTGTCGGCACCATGGCATCAAGCTGCTTGATGATAGCCTGATAATTTTTGTTGGATGAGAGGTACTGTCTTGCTGCTGGGCGCTCGCGCTCATATGCCTCCTGGTCTTCAGACTGTCGGAACATCTCCGTCATACCATTCTGCTCGATGTCCGCCCAGAGTTGGTCCAGCAGGACCCGGAGGCGGGCAGCTTCGGCAATGAGTCCTTGCGCGATCGCCTTTTTCCCAGCCGGCAGATTCTTATATACCCGTGTGAGCCGCCTGATTTCGGACTGCTCGGTTACATCTTTGGCCATGTCCCGTCCTCCTCTCTGATTGTCTCGTCAATCCCCAGGATACCCGGCAAAAGGGTGGGGGGTTATAGGCCCATGTCCGGTAAAATTTACGGAAGGCCCGGAGCTATTGGGTGCCCCCTCTGTTTTCCCACCATAGGGGGGATTTTAATTTTTCCATATAGATGCATTGTTTCAAGCTCTGCGTGACATTATTTCGTCAATGTCAACATGCCCGCCCTCATCGGTCCGGCGCTGCCTCTTGTCGTGTTCTTTCAGGTGGCAGTCTTTGCAGAGCAGCTCAAGATTGTCCCAGGAGAGAGCGACGCTCGGGTCCGACAGATTGCCCTTGGTCAGCCTGACCTTGTGGTGCACCTCCGCACCCGGAACAATCAATCCCTTGGCTGCGCATCTCTCGCACAGCCATCCTTTGCTTTCTGCGTATCCTGTTCGGCATCTGATCCATGCCGGCGACATGTAGAACTGTCGCGCGAAACCGTTCGGCATGAGCGTCACCCCAATACAAAAAGCAGGCCCGTCGTGCCTGCTTCTACTTCTGTCATTATATCACTGCGTAATGGTCCGCGGTGGTCCGTCTTTGTATGCCGCCCAGAAGTCCTCCAACGCCATGTTATGCCATCGCTTGCTGGTCGTTGTTGCGATGTGAAGCTGGGCATTTATGTCCTCCCAGATCATCCCGTCGATGTACCTGAGCTCCAGCACCCGCCGTAGCTCAATGCAATCAATGGCATTAATGGCTGACTGGATGCGCAGCCGCTTGGCCCGCTCGCTGGCCATTGTCCTCTGCAGTTGCTTCTCCAGATCGATGGCCCGGACCTCTGCCGACTCCAGCCGGCTTCGGTCTGCTCCTCCGGATCCGCGAGAGGCGCTCATGGATGACGTGGACCGCATAGCCTGGTCATGGCATTGCTTGATCCGTTCCTCCAGTTCTCGTTCCCTGGCTACCATGTGCCTGTATTTGCGCAGCAGGTCATAAGCTGCGCGGCCTTCCTCCGTCATTGCATCACCTCCTCAATCTTTCGAACCAACGTCGATCTCGGACCAGCTCTCCCTCTTTGTCCGGCCTTCAGGACAGCAATGGTCAAGAGCCTTGCCCAGCTCGCACCGACTATTGCACCATGTCGGATGGCTGCAAAAAATGCAGCTCATCCGGTGGGCATAATAGATCAGGGTAT